TCGTTACGTAATGCTTCAGGATGTTTGATTAGTTTGGCCTCAACCTCTTTGCGTAACGCTTCAAGGTTAGGATCATCAGCGAAGTTAAGACGTGGTAGTAACGCACAGAGTTCTGTCGCATGTTCAACCATACTGTTTTTAAATATTGCTTTAGGGTCGGACAGTTTCTCTGCCATGTGTTTCACCCTATCAAACAGTCGTTGCCATACCTCTTGCATCGCTTGCTGTTGTGCGTCCTTGACTCGTGTCTCAACATCATGCTGGATACGTGACAACTCATCGCTTGCAATTTCAACTCTGAAGTCTGATGATGGCACAGGATATACAGCCATGTCCATACGGAATTTATCGCGTATCTGAGACGCTGTTGGGTAGTCAGCAGCATCGTACAATCCACCTAGCATAGTCGAAGCATTAGCAACTAACTGAGGATACTCAGCTACAAAATCATCAACGAGTTGCATCCACTCACCTTTCTCTTTACGAAACTCGTTCATAAACTGCAGGTAGTTACTGGTGGGCAGCATCATCGTACCGTCCATACCCCATGGCAGTGTGTTCTTGTAGTACTTCTCACGTATCAGTGATGCTTTCTTATGCACGTTATCCAACAGGTTCTGCATGGGTAGTAACGACTTGTTATACCGACCCACATCGACTGCAGTACCGTGTGCTACAGCAACCTCACGAGTTGCTTTCTTGTCGTACTTACGTGCTAACCACTGACTAATGGATAGCTGTACGAGTAGTGCTCTGTCATTTAAGTTCATTATTTTTCCCCTAAAATCCTACGTTTTGAAAGGTAAGCATCGAAATGCTCTGGATACTGCACTGCTTTATCTACTGCATAACCATGTACAAACGGACTCATAGTTACTAATCCTTTTAACTTACGCTTGTCCTCAGGTGTAGCTACCCCCGTATCAAAGAGGTAGTACACCCAGTCACTAATAAAAGCAGGTGAATCCCACTTGATAGGATTACTCATGACTAGAACAATACGTCCTGATGTTTCAACGACCACTTGATAAACGCTTGAGTGTTAGCCAGATCAGGATTCTTACGACACGCATAGCTGATGGTAAGCACCGAGAACTCTGCAGGCATACGCTCTGAGTAAGCACATACTCTCTCGAAGTTACCTTCTGTCGCACGTTCTGCAATCGAACCGGCAATGGCATACAACGTAGCAGGATCGGTAGGCACATCGCCAGCAGTCGGGTTAAGCAGTAAGTTATCGATGTTAGGTAGCTTGCGCCATATCCTCACGAACCCTACGAACTCGGCTGCAGCACCCTCACCCACAGCACCTTTAAACGACTCGAACTCTGCATCAGCAGGGACAGTACCTAGCACGTCACTAACACCTTCAACCCATGACCGTGGCGTTGGGTTCTGATCACGCTGTGGATCGTAGTCATGCAAGAGGCCAGTACGAAAGCGAAGGAAACTAACTACCTCACCCTTGACGTTGTTATCAATCATCCACTGTGTGCTGTCATCAAGGTGTGTCTCAAGCTCGTAGACAGTCTCACGATTACGCAAGTGACCAAGAACACGATTGGCACCGGCTCTGTCTGCTTGTCGATTACCTGTGGATATAACCTGCCAGCCATCAGGCATTGACACACCGTGTAAAGTTCGTGCTTGGCAGATGTTAGCTAGCACCTTCTGTAAGTCGTTACCTGCTTGGTTACGGTCATCGAACAGCAGGATGCCTCGCTCTGGTGCTTTACCCTTGACAGGAAACCAGTCAGGTAATTCGTAATGCAGTCCACCTGCATCGTTTTTAAACAGGATACCGAAGTCCTCGACCAACATCGTAGGCAAATGCTTCTCGATAATGGGTACCTCAAGCTCGTTGGCTACCTGATGAACAATGGTTGTCTTACCACCACCGGGTGAACCCTCGATACAAACTGTACGTTGTATAGGAAAGAGTGACTTCAGAGTTTCCTTCAATAGTGTTGCTCGCATTACAAGACTCCCTTAAAAAGTTTATGGTCTATACCGTATGAAACGACTACTTCACCACCCAACAGATCACGCGTTTGCTTTGCATTGATCTTGTTATCAAAATACATAATGCTACCGTCCTCATCCTTCACTGGTGCACCATGTTTACCGTGACGTAGCATGAATAAGCGAAACATTTTTATCCCCCTGTAAGATCAATAATGAACCAAACAACAATTGCCACTACTACCAATAGTGCTACATCAGCTCCGTTCATCTGTAACCCCCTGTGCCCATAGCATTTGTCCGACTAGCATTTCCACCATGTTTTCTATTTCCTCTTGTATCCATTCATCTGAATACGCCTCGAATGGTTCCCATGCTGTAAGGTCATCAACGTCAGCGTAAAAATGCATCTCAGCTATAGCTGTCGCACGTTGTTTAATCTCGGTTAGTGTTTTCATCTGTATCCTCCGGTTTACTTGGTGGTATGGTGTAAAACAGGTCATGCAACTCCCTGTGTACAGCGTCTTTGCGCTCTGTTTCCAGATCGTACAGAGAACGCTTTTCTTTCTTCTTAGCGTGTTTACCTGCCCCACTCTGCTTGGCAGCAGCTACGAAGTTACGCGGTTTTAACTTTGGCTTTGTCATCTTACTAATCCTCCCTTATTGTTAATGCCTTTAAGATCATCGGGGTTGGTAAACAACATGTAGTTGCTCTTGTGCATCGGTGCTACGCAGTGCTTCACCTTCTTTGCTGCTATATCGCCACAGTCAAGGCACAGTCTGTACCCTAACTTTACGCGGCGATGGTCTACATACCCCCCGCACTCAGGGCATAGGTATCTTGTATCTTCTGTCATTACTTACCCCCTAGTATCTTGTTTCTGGCATAGATAGCCTTACCAACCTCATTGTCTCTGACGAGGATGAAGTTCTCTCCACCAAGACATGTAAGGTTAGTAGGATGTGTACAGTCCTCCTCTGTTGCATCACACCCAAAACAGCTCTTGGGTATTATCGGCTTAGCGACTATGTACATACTCTTGTTGACTCTAATCGTATTAAACTCTTTCATAATCCCTCCGGTATATCTATCTCGTCACCCAGTTTGCTTGCCACATAGCAACGCATGGCTGCGATCAGTGGGGTTGCGCCTGTATTAGGTAAGTGTTGCCCTTCTTTGTATGCATCCCACATATCATTTGGCACAATTTCTATACGCTCACATTCAATGATCGCGCCGCCTTGCTCCCAATCAATTGACGGTTGAAAATAATCTGGTACTGAGCCGTCGTCATGCAGCGTACCTTCGCATTTAGCTACTGCCCAATCAAGTGCTGCGCCTGTAAGTTCGTTTGTTTTCATCAATGTACGTCCTCCTCATTCAAGAAGTACCCACTGGGTGGGTCTAGCTCTGCATACGGATTACCGTCGAACATCTTGGCTAGTGGGATCATATCCACCGTACCATCCTCGTAAGTTGCTACAGCACAGACAGTTATCACCGGCTTACCAGTGGCTTTATCGGTACACTCAAGCAGTGCCAGATCACCGTTCTCGGCAGCAGCAAGTAATGTTTTAAAGTTGAACTCATATCCTTCGTTTACCATGTTATTGCCCTCCGAAATAGGCCATCAATGCTTCACTTTGCGACTGCTTACGTGCTGGACTACCCAGTATCCGTTCCCTAGCGATAGCGTGGTATCCCTCGTTTGCTAGTACCCTCATCCAGTACGTTGACAGAAGTACCGTAGGCTTTAGGGGATGGGCTTGTGTATTGTGTCTAGTTGTTGAACGACTGAACTTATCCTCGTTCTCAAACCAGCAACCATTGGCGTAGATGAATATAGGGAAGTGATCACCGAACGAATAGACAATGTATCGCTCATCATCACTCTCATAGCCATGGATTACTGCATACAAGTTGCTACCAGTGAAAGGTTTGTGCTCTTGTACAAAGGGGCGACAACTGCTGTTTGCTACTTTGGGTGTTTTCATGCTTCATATCTCCACATGTAAAGGAAAGAAAAGAGGGGCAGTAATCTGCCCCGATGTTGCTAGGAATGAAACCCATAGTGTGTCTCATGCCATACTGCACCGATGGTGTACCGACGATTGTTCTCATCATCGTCATAAAACGCCACCAGATCGTTTGTCGTACCAACCTTGCCATCGATGATGATTGTCACCATTGGATACGACATATTCCACTGAGATAGATAACCAATCGCTTCAAACAGTTTTTCCCATGAGCCGATTGATTCAGCGATAGTTACCAAGTGGGATGGCTCAATGCCAAGGCGAATGTTACGTGCCATGTTTATCCCCTTATGCTAACTTGACAGTACGAACCACAGTACTAGGTGCTTCTCTAGCAGGCAGAACAGCAAGGTAAGGCTTACCCCAAGAGTCAGTCATAATCACTGGTGTATCACCGTTTGCTTTGGGCTTGTATACTTTCGTTTCCATCTTGTGCAGTTTAGCCAATTTGGTAATGGTTGTGTAAAGCTCAGCGACATTGGTCATGTCAAACTTACCATCAACATCTGCTTTGATAGTGATGCGTTTCTTAGTATCTGCATATACAGATACTTTACCTTGGTAAATCTTAGCCATGATAGGCTCCTTAGAAAGTAAAGTTAAAGTATGTAAAGCAGTCCACTGGGGACGCCCTCAGTCTCGCTCGGCGGCGGCGCAGCGTCAAGTTTGCCCTGTTTTACTGAGAAAGCGATTGATGTAAAGCGAAATAATCTAAGTTTTTGTCAGGAATCTTTTGGTTAGATTGGCTTTAGATCGTAAAATAGATCGTGCAAGTCATTGATTAATAAGGATATTGCAGTGCACAATCTAAATAATCTATGTTTTTTGAGGTTGTAAGAAAACTTTTTTAGGGGGTTAGGGATTGGAGTGTAAAGTCCCGAATCTGTAAACTTCGTAGGAGGTGAAAAAATAATAGCTGCGGTTCAAAAAAACGTGTATTAATTAGATTGTTTAGATTATACATATATTATATAACTCATTATTTCAGCCTATAACCCGCATATTTCCTAGTGGCTTATATAACTTTACGTGTCAAGTATGTCAACTTAGGTGATATAGAAAGTGGAAAATCGTGGCTAGTTAGCTTTAGATTGTTTAGATTGTTTGTCTATTTGCTATTTTTCAATGTAAAGTCTATACGTTTTAGTTATATCTCTACACAATTCATTGTAATTCGGTATAACAGAGCGGTTAAAGCGGTGCGACGTCCGCGAGCCATGACCCCCCGACGTATGGTAAGTACTAAAGCTAAAAGAATAAGAGCAAGCAACCCCCTTAGTCTGATCACTTGACGCAGCATACGCCCAAGAACAGGGATTTTTGGGCAATAAAAAAACCCGGCTTGCGCCGGGCTTAGTCACTTCTGGTTATATGCTATTTGTGTCAGTCGGAAGATTGTGATGCTACTTGCGACTAGGCCGATCAGGTAGAGCCAGTTGCCATCTGGAATCAGTGCTTCAAGGCAGATGGTTAGGATCATTGATGAGATGATTGCGATTATGATATTCATAGTATGCTCCAGAAAGAAGGAGCCGGTTTCCCGGCTCCTGTGGGTTAGGCTAGCTTAGTTACTGTACGCTTGCCGCCTGTGTCACCTTCTGCACGCTTGGGTAGCAGAGCGATGTACGGGTTGCCGTAGCGATTAGCTAGCAGGACTGGTTCGGTACCACCTGTAGGGATAAACAGCGAATACTTGTTAATCCCTGCTTTTTTGCCCTTACCGAACTCCTTCATGAGCTTGTAAATCTCGGGAGCATCGATAGCTGTGAACTTACCAGCGTTGTCCTTTTTTAAGGCAACCTCGCCTTTGGTGTTAAGGACAATAGACACCGAACCTTCAAAGGTCTTTGCAGACATAATAACCTCCAGTTTGTTAAAGAAAACTACTTGCCGGTGAGCGTTGTGTCATCCGGCAATTTCAGACTAGCCTAACGTGACGTTGCCGTCAAGTTACCAGTAAAATCAAGGGTTTTCGGGTCGGTGTCGCTAGCCGGTCGGATGCGTGGTGAAGGCAGGGGGGAGGGGGGTACATGGACTGGCAACGACGACCCCGGCCCCATATATCTAAACCTCATAAAACAAGACCCCCTAAAACCAAAGTTACAAAAATTGCAACCCCCAAAAAGTAACGTGTAAAGTTACGCCCCTCTTGACATCCACGTATTTCTATCCTACGTTTCGGGTATGGACAGACTCCCACTCAACCACACCAAATGGTCAGATCGCCTAGCGTTTGACGTTGCCCTACTCTTAGAAGGTAGCGGCGAGACAATGCAAGAGCTAATGACCAGACACAACATTGATGCCAATAGCCTATTGGTATTCAACTCCGATCCAGTGTTCCTAAAGAAAGTGGAACACTACCGCGATGAAGTCCGAGAGAAAGGACTGACGTTCAAACTTAAAGCCCGAGCACAAGCGGAAGAACTACTAACCACCAGTTGGTTACTGATCCACGATCCATCTACATCACCAGCGGTCAAAGCTGACCTGATCAAGTCCACGGTAAAGTGGGCAGGATTAGAACCCAAGGGAGACGTGGCAGTCGATGGCGCAGCAGGTGGTGGAGTGCGCATTACGATCAATCTTGGTAATAATCCTAGTGACGCCCGAACAATCGAAGCACCCATAGCTGAGGTAGAAGATGTCGATACCATCGAGCATTCTGAGTCTGTTTAGTGACTCGTATGACGGTTTTGTGGCTGCACGGTTTAAAAGCGCTAACGAAGCGCACAACGTAGAGGTTGTGTTGAAAGAAGCAAAGATGTCGTTTCAGACTAAGATTAAGAAGTCCAAGAAGCATGGACGGGAGTTCATCATCCTGTTGGTAGGAGTAGCATGAGTTTAAACATTAACTATACACCCCCGCCTACCGGCAAGAAGTTCATGGAGAGCGACGCTAAAATGCGCACCTTGATGGGGCCGGTTGGTAGTGGTAAAAGCGTTACATGTTCGTTTGAAGTAGTGCGACGAGCGTCCATGCAGGAACCCAATCAGCAAGGAATACGCAGGACTCGGGCGGCTGTGGTGCGAGAGACTGCGCGGCAGTTGCAGGATACAACGATCAAAACGTTTTTGGATTGGTTCCCGCCCGGGCAGTGTGGGCAGTATATGCGAACGACCAAGACGTATTTCTTTAAAGTGGGGGATGTCGAGTGCGAGATAATGTTCCGTGCACTGGACGATGCGGACGATGTTGCCAACTTGAACTCGTTGGAATTAACGTTTGCATGGTTCAACGAGTGTCGAGATATACACCCGGACATTGTGGACGCGATGTCAAAGCGTATCGGACGATTCCCGTCAGCCAAGGACGGAGGTCCGACGTGGCATGGGATGTGGGGCGACACTAACCCACCGACAATGGATGGGTGGTGGTACTACCAGATGGAAGGACTGGACCCGAAAGATGGCGTATCTGCGAACAATAATGGTTGGGCAGTATTCAAACAACCTTCTGGAAGAAGCGCGTTTGCCGAGAACGTCGAAAATCTTCCTGACGGGTACTACGATACCCAAGGTCGATCCGAGGAGTACATCCGGGTTTACATCGACGGTGAGTATGGACTCTCCTCGGCTGGTATGCCGGTGTATAAGTACTTCCGACCTGACTACCATATGGCTAGACAGGGACTTCGCCATATCAGTAATGGGGTTCGACCCATTATTGTGGGGATGGACTTGGGACTCACCCCCGCCGCTGTTATCGGACAGCAAGACCCCCGTGGTCGGGCGCTGATACTTGACGAGTGTGTCAGCTTTGATATGGGTGTACAGCGATTTGTGCGCACCATGTTAAAGCCACTGCTCTATGAGCGGTTCTCCGGTGTGCCGGTGTTGATCGTCACTGACCCAGCAGGTACACAACGGGCGCAGACTGACGAGCGCAGTGCGGTGGATATCATCAAAGCGGAGAATATGAAAGTTATACCGGCTAGGACAAATACGGTGTCGGCTAGGATTAACGCGGTGGATGAATACCTGATGCGTCAGGTAGATGGCGACCCGGGGTTCTTAGTAGACCCACGGTGCACACAGTTGAAAGCTGCCATGATGGGTGGGTATCGGTACAAGCCCAAGGGCGATGGGGATATTGAGAAGAACAAACATTCGCACGTAGCTGAAGCCTTACAGTACCTGATGCTGCATATTGCCAGTGCTGGAGAAGGTTACATGGGTGTACAGCGGCGGGATATTAAACGTGTTGCAGCAGCAGGATGGACGTGATAGATTGGGGTTGATCTCACACCGCCGTCCCTTCCGGTGGTTTTGCCCCCAGAGTGCTACACTTTGGGGGTTTTTTCTTGCGTGTTTAAAAAGTTCATGCTATAAGCTGTGCCAACTTAACCCGCGTTTGCGGAGGACACATGAAGGCTAATAAAAAATCCAAGCCGTTTACTATTCTGTCGGATAACAAAAAGATGGATACTAGCGGTATGGCAGGGAAACCCAAGCCGATGGAAGTGTATGCGTGGACTCCACCTCCTATGTCTATTGATGACATCATGGAAGAACACGAGAAGAAAACTAGTAAGAAACCAGAAATGGACGACTGATAATGGCTGGTTTGACATTCCTGCGGGTTGTTGATAACACCACTCTTGCAAAACAAGAGCAGGAGGCGGCTTCGCAAGCGTTAGCTGCAAGACAGAATCAGCCGGTCATACTAGGGCTTACAGCACATTTAAGAGCCTGCTGGGACGTCGCTGAGATGGCGAAACGTCCGATTGAGAAAATCATGCTACGTGCGTTGCGTCAGCGCAACGGTGAGTATGAAGCAGATAAGCTGCAGCAGATACGTGCGCAGGGCGGCTCTGAGATTTACATGATGATCACCGAGGTAAAGTGTCGTGCGGCTGAGTCATGGCTGCGGGATATTTTGCTCGACAACGGTAGCCCCCCATGGGACTTAGCAGCTACCCCCATACCCGAACTTTCGCCGACCCAGACCAAGACCGTTCAGGCAGAATTTGCTGAGAAAGTGTTGAAAATGGTCGAGCAACTAGGAGTTGCACCCACTCCTGAAGAAATGTCGGAACTCAAAGAAATGGTGTCGCAAGACTACCGGTTCCGTATTTTGCGAGAAGCACAGTCCAAAGCGGATCGCATGAAGATTAAGATTCAAGATCAGTTCGCACATGGTGGTTGGGAGTCATCGTTCAATGACTTCATCACCGATCTAGTTACATTCCCTGCAGCGTTTGTTAAAGGTCCGATAGTGCGTCGTCAACGCACATTAGGCTGGAAGCAAGACGCTATGGGTAAGACAGTTGTCGAGCCGATTGAAAAACTTGGCCCTGAGTACGAGCGCGTTGACCCTTTCCGTATTTATCCTGAACCCGGCATTAGCAATCTCAACGAAGGCTATCTGTTTGAGCATCACAGGATGACTCGTATGGAACTATCCGATCTGATCGGTGTTCCGGGGTATGACGACGATGCTATTCGTGCTGTGCTTGAGATCGGTAACGGGCAGTCGTGGATCAACGAAGATGTTGAGCTACAGAAAGATGAAGAAGAACGTAAGTACTACGCGTACATGCGTCCGACCACAGAGTTTGATGCACTTGAGTTCTGGGGCAAAGTCAGCGGTAAGATGCTAATTGAGTGGGGGTTGTCCGAGGAGGACGTGCCTGACTCAGCGCGTGAGTACGATGCCAATGTGTGGCTAGTCGGTAACTACGTGATCAAGGCAATATTGAACTATGATCCACTTGGAGAGAAGCCGTATGCCAAGACTTCGTTCATTAAATGCCCCGGTGCTTTTTGGGGTAAGGGTATCCCAGAAATTATCGAGGACCTCCAAGGTGTCTGTAACGCAGCGGCTCGTTCGCTCGTTAACAACATGGGCATTGCCAGTGGTCCGCAAGTTGAGGTTAATCTTGAACGTGTTCCCGCCAACGAGGACATAACACAACTCTCACCGTGGAAGATATGGCAGACGACGAATGATCCGTTAGGGTCAAGTGCACCTGCTATACGTTTCACCCAGCCTGAGTCACGCGCACAAGAGTTGATGGGCGTCTACGACAGGTTTAGTAAATTAGCTGATGATCACTCCGGTATTCCAGCGTATGTCTACGGCGACCTGAACGTACAGGGCGCAGGACGCACGTCATCTGGTCTGTCCATGTTGATGGGCGCAGCCGGTAAAGGTATTCGGCAAGTCGTTATGCACATCGATACAGATGTGGTTAAACCAATTGTTCGTCGTCAGTTCGTATACAACATGCGTTACGACGAAGATGAGTCGATCAAAGGTGATGTTGAGGTCGTAGCCAAAGGTGCGATTAATCTCGCAGTCAAGGAGACAGTCAACATTCGCCGTATCGAGTTCCTTAATGCAACCGCCAATCCGATTGATATTGAAATCATCGGTAAGGAAGGACGCGCCACTATCCTACGAGAAGTGGCGAAAGGGTTGCAAATGCCTGTGGACGAAGTTGTACCGTCTCGGGAGAAAACTGCTTTTATGGGACAAATACAGGCACTTGCTATGTCGCAAGCTGTACAACAATCCCCGGAAGGCGGTACGCCGCAGTTACCTGACGGTTCTCCCAAAGGTGGTATGGAAGCGAACACAGTGCAAAACCGCGTTAGCGGGAGGGCAGCATGATCAGGCCTGACCCTAATACCGTGAAGTTGATGGCAGTCATAGCTCGCCAACATCCTGACTTCCTTGAGTGGTTAGGAGAGTGGAGAACTAGAGAGCTTGAAGCACTTCCGCACGCAGCAAACAATACAGCACTGATGCAGGGGCGGTGCCAAGTATTGGGTGAACTATACAAGTTTGCCAAAGAGTCCCCTGAACTAGCGGCAAAGTCATTACAAAACTCGCCGTCTAATCACGCACACCGATAGGAGCGTTCAACATGGCACTTCCAGAGCAAATTCGCAAACAGACCGAGGCTGTACAGGAGTTGTATAAGCAACTCAATGGCAACGACAACACAGGCGAGGGTACTCCTTCTGCCGATGGCACTGTCGCAGCTAATGAGCCTACCCCCACTCCGCCCAAGGCCGACGAGAATCCTGCGCCGAATAATGCTACTCAGTCACCAGATATTGAGCAAAAGAATGGTGATGACAATGTGCCGGAAGATACCGTCTTGCAGAAATACAAGACATTACAAGGTATGTACAACGCTGAAGTTCCACGATTACACCAACAAAATCGTGAGATGGTAGGCCGCGTACAACAACTGGAACAGTTACTGGCTTCAATGTCAACAACTCAACAGTCAGCTAATCAACCTGCTCCAGCACCAGAACAACTGGTGTCAGATAAAGAGGTTGAGGAATATGGCGAATCAATCGATGTCATGCGTAAAGTCAGCCGTGAGGAACTTGTTCCTATGGCGCAGCGTTTGGCACGTATTGAAGGGATGTTGCAACAGATGCAGGCTAATGTATTGCCGCAGGTTCAAGCGGTAGCACAGAGGCAGCAACTGACAGCCGAGCAACAGTTTTGGTCAGACTTGACAGGAGCAGTGCCAAATTGGCGGCAGATCAATGACAACGACGCGTTCCAAACGTGGTTGCTGGAGGCTC